GCTAGTGCGTTCACGACCAAGTTGGTCGCTTGAAGTGCTGGTTTATAGAGTAAAGCCCACCAGACAAGATGGTTTGGGGGAACCGTTGTTTCCTGTCCTGTTTGGTTAAGGCTTGGTTTGACCTTACCCGAAAGAATTCCCGCTGCGTAGGGTGCGTCGTTCTCAAGTGACACGGTTATTCCATCGTTGGTCAATCCAAACCGAATCTCGAACGCGTCGACACTGCGTTTTGAGTTCTTTCGACGGACTGGCCATTCTTTTTGGGCGTCGTCTTTGATTTTTGTCACCGTGGCTTCAAGTGTTTTCACGATGTCAGGATAGGCACGACGAAGGGTGTCTTCGAAAATCTCTTTATAGGGACCATCCAGTGTCACCCGTGCATTTCCTTTAATGCTTGTAAATCGCCTTGCGCTAGCCATGTTCCCGCCTTTCCTTCAATATAGCCAATTGATTGTTAATTCGCTCTTGGGTTATGCGTTCTTTTCGTCGTTCTTTCTGCTTCGAAGTTTCGTGGGCTAGCGTGTATTCTGCGATTAAAAGCTCTTGTTTGTCGTTGTCTAGGGTTGCGAACCAGAACGGTTCTTGACCCCAGCGAAGGGATATGGTTAACCCTAGGTGTTCAAGTTGTCCCCTTCGGGTTGAGACAAAAAATCGGCCTTCTCATCGACCCCCTTTTGTGTCGGGAGCTTTTCCATTGACAGGGCTAGAACCAAAGAGCCATAACTGTAGATGTCAGGGATAGGAACCCCAGCCCCTAACAGCCATTCGATACAGTCCCGACCATATTCCAAGATGGAAATGCCGGTCTTGTGTCGTGGCTTCTTTGGGTGGTCGACTGCGTGAGCAATTGCAGCTGCGCAAATAAACCCAAGTTTGGTTCTGTCGGGTTGTTCGCTCCAGCTGGTGACTAGTTCGAAAATAATAGCAAGTGACGAAGGGACCTTGGGGGAATGTTCCCCCAAAGACCCCAGATTGAAAGTATTCATGGGTGGGTCTCCATTGAATCGTTATTAGGTTGGGCCTGTAAAGGTCACGCCACCATAACAGGTGAAGTTCAAGGTGAATGCGTTGGGGTCGCCTTCAGCGAAGCTAAGAACACAAACACACTTTGAAAAGGTGGCTACATGGTCGGCATCGTCTCCGAAGTCTGTACCTTCGACGGTATAAACCATATCGACAGAATGGTGCTCGACATAAACCGCACCACCTGAACCAGTAGATACATTGGAAGCGTAGTTTCCTGTTCGATTGATAAAGTCCTGAATAGAACCAGCGTTGGCAGTATCGGTGAATTCTCTCATGTAGAAGTTGAAAGAACCGGTGATAGGCTGCTCGTCACCTTGTCGAACTGTGGTGATAACGCCACGGTCACGAACGACGACTTCGTCTCGGACTGGCTTGTCGAAGGTGAAGTTCCCTTCTTCATAAGCTACTTCAAGGGTTATAGCGGTTGGGGTTGTGCTGTCATTGAAGACGATTTGGCCGTCTTTTTTGGCCTTTGGAACGGTTGAATAAGCCATTTTATTCTCTCCTAGGTTGGAATAGTGTGGTAAGCAGTGAACTCGATGTCGAATAACATGTATTCGGTCGAATCGGTTATGTCACGGATTGTCCGTGCATATCTTATCTCGACTTCTGGACGAACGGAAGCATAGCTCGCTATTATTGCGTTTATGACATCCTGTTCGGTGTCCATGGCTGCGTCGTAGTCGGTCGGGTATGCGTCTTTGGGTCTCAGTCGATAAGAGAACTTGACCCGAACGATTGATTCCATCATAACCCCAATAGACCTTCGTTGTCTTTCGGGCATTGCGTTAGAGGTCGACATTTGAACAGCGAACCTTTTATGGGCTACACTGTTCTCGTTTCGTCCGAAGTAGTCAGGTGGTATTCGTGATTCGGTGAAGCCTGAGACCGTTAGAACTTGGGTGGCTACAGCTGCTCGAAGTTGTGAGACCGATAACGCCATTAGAACCTCGTGGACCTATAACGGAAGCGACCAAAACGTCCGGGATTGGAAAGATAAACGACGGGTTGTTTGGCCGTTCTCAAGTCGGGCTCGTCAGCTTTTCCATCGTGGTCGTAATCATAGATAAAATTGATACGCTTCCATTCGTCTTGGTACAGCTTGTAATGCTCTTGGGATAGGTCAAGATAACGCCCATTCGACTGTCCAAGTGAACTATGGAAGTCCCTCCAAATCAAATAGAGGGTGAGATGTCGATGGGCTTCGAACATGCTTTCAGGACTGATAACAAGGTATTCCAGCCCCCCACCTTCGGTTCGAAGCCGTCGAATGATGGTGAACCATGCGTCGTCAATGTAAGGTTGATAGCTTGACAAGGTCGAAGGGCGAAGACTTGCAAGGTCCGAATAAACGCTGGTCAAGTCCCCATCATAGACAACAGGATAAAGACGACGACGAACAACAGAACAGGTTCGTCGAAACACATAAACCAGTTCATTTATGTATAGGGACCATTCTTGGATATACCCTTCACCCAATGTCAGGGTGTCGGGAAGGCTAGCAGCTGAATGGGTATAACTTGCGACATTGTCAACAATCGTAACAGCTGCAGCGTCGACAAGTTTGGTCCCATCCGGTTTAATAAGCGTATAGCTGCCCGAATCCAACCCCACGACAGCCCCATTCCGATGAATGGTTATGTCGGTTGTATTGGTCGCTTCTCTTTGTAAAAGCTCGACCGTTCTCGAATCTGAACTATATGGGGTTGAATCTGTCGACATTATCGTCTCCTGTTGACGGCTTCGATTATTCGCTTCTTGACCTGTTCGTGCGTGACCTGTGTGTTACCCGCTTTTCGTTGGGCTTCCAACATTTTCGCAGCTGCTCGGTCCATGGCTTCCCTATCACTTTTGAAGTTCGACATAATAGTCTCGCCCCTTCTCTTGGATAAGTTTGGTGGCTTCGGACATCCCTTTCACTTCCGCTTCAATGCTTTTCATTTTGGCGGCTAGCTCTGGAATGTGTTGTTGTCTGATATATCGGTCGATGTGTCGGGCTCGTTGGATTCGAATCCGCTCCAAGATGGTTGGATGGGGTTGTCGAATAACACCGTCAAGTATCAGTTGAATTCTAAATTCCGCCCACGCTTCTTTGTCCAAGGTCTTGATAAGCTCGCCAGCTATGTTCTCAAGCTTAAAGAACTTGGTCGTGTAATATTTGCCGTTCTGGGCTGGATAGACCCTAAGGAAGTCGGCTTGGTGTGGAAGGATGGTTGTATACCCTTCTTTGTTTAAATTGGCTTGTCGAAGGGTGCTGTCAATGTTTCGACCGTCGGTTCGTATACCGTTCACCCCTGGACGTTCGTATTCGAGCTGTATGTTTGGTAACCAAGCGCCTATTGTCTTGTCGGCTGCTTTTCCCTTTCCTTTGATTGTCAGGTATTCGAAGCGCCACCCCTTTCCATGATGTTTCAGGAAAATGGGGAAGTTGGCCCGAACTGGAAGTCGGGGTGTTTGGCCGCTTGGCTGGGCCCATGGTTGGGCGATTGAGGAATAATCCATGTCGTGGGTCTCCAATGGAAGGTTAGAATGGGGTAGAACAAGGGACGAAAGACCGAGACCCACTTTCTTAGTCTATATCCCAAGCCCCACCCCATAAACAAAGTGGGTCTCGTTTGAAGGTTTAGCTTACTGAGATAAGCTGACAGCCTCGCGCGTCTTCAAGGACAGCAAGACCAAGGTAAGCGTGTCCGGTGACAACGGTTGAAGCGGTGTTGGCGTTGCGTGACATTTCGACAATGATGTCGCCCATTTGCATGAAGTCAGCTGCCCCTGGAATGTCACTTGGAACACCTGTGGCATAACCCATTGCACCTACACCGAAGATTGCGCCATTCAAGTCGCTTGAACCATCGGTGTTAACATAGCTTGAGCTGTACAGGTCAACATTGAGGAAGCGACCAACATAACCGGGGCCTTTTGCGCTGATAGCTTCCAAGGTAGCTGGGCTATAAGCGAAAATGCTGTTTGACTCATTGCGAAGGTCGTCTTGGAGCTCTGTCAACTGCTTGGGGTGAAGGATAGCTGCGAATGGTCCAGGAACACCACGGTTAGAATCTGCCTTCTCAAGTGTGAAGATACCGTCCAACATAGCGTCAACAGTGAAGACAGCACCTGAAACACCAGCTGAAGCGCTGAAGTCGTCGATGGTGTCAGCTGTAAGGCTAGCGAAGTAACCCTCGTAAGAACCAGCCATTGATTGGGCGATACGGAAGACATCGATACCATTTGGTGTTTGGAACTCAGTCAAGCCGGCCAAGTCGGTGAGTTCGTACTGGAGAGCTGCACGAATAACGCTAACATCGACATGTCCATCGGTTAAAGCGGTGTTGCTGACTGCGGTGTCTTCTGTCGCCATGGCTGAGAAGATGTCACGGCCATCTAGTCCAGCTTTTCGGACTCGAATGGTGTCTGAACCCATTCCGTTGATTGAACCAACGAATGAGACATAAGGGGTGTTACGAAGGTTATTGACATCACGAAGAAGAAGTCGAATTTCCTGTGAAATCATTTGGGCAAGTCGAAGGTCGCCCACTAAAGAGGTATTGGTAATACCGTTAGAAATGGCCATGATAGGCTCCTATTAATGAATGGTGGTTTGAGGTTTCAAGGGCTGTTCTGCTGTTTCCGGTGCGACCGTACCCCATTCGATGTTAGGGGGCGGCTAGGAACCACCCCTTGACATCTTTATATCACATATTAAGCGATTTCTGAAATAAATTGTGGCTGGAAGATAACCGAATGAATTCCAGTTGTTCCAAGGTTAGACGAACCGTCAAAGACAAAGCCCACTCGAACAACCTTGTCGCCAGAACTGGACGGAGCGGTCAAGGTTGCACGGCCATTGGTAACCGACAAATAAACCGCCTTGCCTGTGTCTCCACTTGTGAGGTCCGAACCGAAATTCATGGGAACGATTTCCCCTGGATTGATACAAGCCTTTCCAGTTGCTGGGCTTGCACCTCCAGCTGATAGGGCGACCCCAATAACTTGGTGTTGGACTTGAGACACGCCCGAAATGGCACCATTTGCGCTGGCTGGACTGGCTTGGTTGAACGGGTTCCAACAAATCAGGTCATATAACGCAACGGAAGAACCACCCGCAAAGGTCAACGGTCTTGAGATAAGGGACCCGTCTTCGATGTATAGTTCATTTCCAGCTTTTAATTTGACTAGGTCTCCATCAAAGACAACCTTGTCCGCTGTATTGATTTGGACCTTTATGGCTTGGCTTGAGTCCACCCCAATTGTGATATCACCTGTTCCAGTTGTTAGGCTTGCGTTACCTGTGCCGGCTGAAATGTCGGTTAATGTAACAGCCCCACCGAACGACTGGTCGGCTGACATGTTCGAAGCAGTCGAACCATATTTATATTTGAATCCATTACTAGCTTGGTCCGTCTTAAACTGCATCACTTTTACTTTGACGACGGAAGCCCCTGTGTCGTTCTCATTGGTGAACGATACATTCTGACAAATATCAACAAGGGAAGCCGATACGCTGAGCTTAAAAGCAATTTGGGTAGCACTGAGGGCAGCTACTTCATAAAGACCATTGTTTGAACCTGTGCCGGCTCCGCTGATTTGTACAATGTCCCCAATTGCGAAAGCTGCGCTTGGGTTGGCTGTTACTCGGACCGTGTCGCTATTTTCGAAAAGGCTTGAAGTGAAGACCGTCCCACTTGGTTCCACCGTGAAAATGAATCCACTGTCAGCAGCTGCGGCCGTGTTGGTGTAGGTGCTGTTCAAATGGATATAGTCGTCTGCTGTGGTTATTTGTGCGTTGACTGTGGTTGTCGTACCGTTGACGGTTAGGTCCCCAGTAATAATAGCATTATTAGCGACTGTGAGGTCCCCTTGGATGTTTGCTGTATCGCTTGAAGCCGGTACAATTGGAAGGTTATTAGTAGCGTCGAATCCGACAATATTGTAAATCGCCATGGTGGTCTCCTAAAGTTTAAGAATGGTTTGAGGGTTGACATAACAGGTCCCATTCGTGTCTCGAAGGAACCCCAATTGGATGATTGTTTTTCCAGCTGCTGAAGGTGGGGTGATTGTCGCTTTTCCACTTGTGGCGCTGACATAAACCCGTTTGCCAATGTCGCTAGATGTCAAGGTCTCAACAAAATTCACTTGTTGGGTCCCTTGGTATAAGACATCTATACTAGTCCCGATTGTACCAGTCGCCATGGCGACCCCAACAGCCTGAACGCCTGAATCGTTGGCCTTTTCAAGTAGGCCATGAGCTCCCGCCACTTTCGAACGTAGGACATCCCCTTCACTAACATTTTCATTTAATGAGGTGTTGACAATAAGCTGCGAAGAATTGCCACTGGTCACAGTGTAAAATCGATAATTTGCCATGTTAAACCGAAAGGAGCTTTCGCCATTTAAGATTAAAATCCCAACCCATGACCGTATTGTCACTAGAAAGGGCGACTTGGAAGGCGACACCTAATTTTATTGTTTCGCTTGTGGTTGTGGTCTTCGTATTCAGATTGTCGCTGACTTGACTAATTGTTCCCAACATGGCGAAGTCATCATAACCGACATCGTCACGGTAAATCGCCCCATTCCAATCGACTTGGCTAATTCCGAATTCCGTCTGTGTTAAGTAGCTCTTTCCGAATGTCGCTGTCATTTGGAGGTTTTGAAAACGATAACCGAATGCATAGCTCGCGCCTTGTGGCGCTGTGGTCGTGCCTTGCGTGCGCATGATTCTCGTTTGGTTATAGTATCCATCATTATTAGTAGCACTGAGATTAGGCCTACACTGCAGACCATGCCCATAATAGACCATATCGCCTGAAACGAAAGGTGGACCATCGAAGCCACACCATAACATTACTGTTTGAGGTCTAGCGACATCGGTGTAATATACGGACGAATTATCCACCCCAGCCGGTTCGAACATAAGTTGAACGACCCCACTCGAACCTTCACCAGCTGTCAGGGTGTCAAGGCTGATTCCCGTGTCGAATGTTAGAATCCCACATTCGGACATTCTCGTCGTGTTCGACACGCCACCAACATCGGCTCCAATGTTGATTCGATGGGCGTAACCCTCAACCGCTGAAGCGGCTAGGTTAAAGGTCGTGTAGGATTGAGCGTTGGTCGTTAGGTCGCCACTTGCTATTTCAGTCCATGCACCAGCTGAAGGGGCGGCCCCTCCACCGGTTGGAAATTTGAATTGTGCCATTAGATTCTCTCTAAGACGATATTAATATCAGCTGTTCCTGTTTGAGCGGCTACGGCTATAGAACTGACCTTGTCGCCACCTGAATGACCCAAGTCCAATTCCAAAAGATTTCCCGCTGGGATTGCTAGCTTGTCGGCTGGCATAGCTGCACCATCGGACACGCCCGAAGTAGCTATATCAATCGCCACACTAGAACCAGCTGAGACCCGTATCTTTCCAGGGGGAAGGATAACTTCTTGTTGGGTCGTTCCAACGGTTGAGATTAGTTTGATTACTGGAAATGCGCTTGAAGCGCTGAGGTCAACAGCTGCCATGATGGTCTCCTATTGTCGGTTATAAAATGCTTTTTTGATTGCTTCTCTGTTTTCACGGTAGAAGTCCAAGTCCCGAAGACCTCGTTCGACAAGGTTTTCAGTCGTTGGGGGTGCGGTTATAGCCCCATTATTCATTCGTGGGGGTTGGGGAAGGGCTTGTGGGGCTTCGGCTGCTTGTGGGGCGGCTTCGGCTACTTGTGGGGCTTCTTGAGGGGCTAGTGCCTGAAGATGGGGTCGAAGGGCGATTGGTGCGGTCGATGGGTCTTGAACCAACCCGTCCAACCAATCCCCAAGACTCTGTTGGTCCTTCTTGTTGCGCTTCGACATGGTCTTCTCATATTGCCATTCGATAAGCTCCATTTGGTCTGGGTCCGTCATTCCGAATTTGGAAACAGTTTGGTAACGGTCGAACCGCCCGTTCGCTTGTTCGAGCTGTTGCTTGTATTGGTCGATTTGGGACTGGAGGTTGTCAAGCGCACCAAGTCGTCCATTCATTCCGTCGATGGTGTCTTGGAGCTGGGCGGCTTGCTGCTCGGCTTCGGCTGCTCTTGCTGACATCTTTTGTAAACGGGTTTGAATAGCATTTTCCATATCGGTCTTAAGGACATAGGTTTGTCCCTCGTGTTCTATTGTTTTCATGGGTGGGTCTCCATATTAAAGGAACTCGGCCCGCTCCCGTCGAATCTTTTGGAGAAGTTCGACAGCTGCGGTTTGGTCCAAGTCAGGGTTTAAGGTTTGAATAGCGTCAATGGGTGAAATGAGTCCGGCTTGTAGTTTGGCCAAGATGTCTTCTCGTTGGGCTTTGAGCTCCTCCGGTCCAAGTGCCAACGACTGATAGCTGACACGATACCCACTTTCTGGAAGGTTCGTGCCTAAGTATCGGTTACAAAGAGCTGCACTTTTGGCCAACAGGTCTTCGTCACCCATTCGAAAGACGGGGGCATATTTGCGTTGGGCTTCTCGTTGTCCGGCTCGGTCAATCGAAAGGGCGTATCCACTTCGCGGGTCTGCGTTCTGTCGTGTCAAACTTTCGGGAGCGATTCCACTAGACACGGCCACCCGAAGCTCGTATTTCGCAACACTTTCCAACAGCTCGTCCGGCTTTATTGGTGGGCTGAAGGTTCCGACAAGCGGTTGTCCTGTCGTGTCGGGGTCACTCTGAAGAATGAGAATAGACGATGGGTCCGTCGAAACAGCTGCACGACGACTAACAAGGTCTTGGTCCATGGCGTTGAGTCCAGCGACCGAAGCCCCAAGCATGTACTTTTGAGCCCAAGCATTATCACGAACGCAATGTAAGAACATGGTATAAAGGACCGCACTATTCAAAGAACCATACACAAGGGTGTTCCCGTCTAGGAAGTTCCATAGGTCGCCTGTCTTCTCGGCATGATAGACCGTTAAGGGAAGGAATGGTTGGCCCAATGAATTTCGAAATGGGAAGTCTGCGCCCCTATGGGTTGGATGTCCCATATATAGCTCGCTGACATCCTCCCCCAATGAGCCGTCTTTGTTCGCCTTGAACATCCCGAACATGGGCTCGTTCATGTTTCGAATGTCGATGACATCACAAACCCATTCTTGTTCCATGGTGATTGGATTCAATCGAATTCTATATTCTCTGTAATAAACTGGGATGTCTGGTTGGTCGGGGTCGACTTCGCAATAGACATTATCAGGGGTCACGCACCGATAGACCAGTCCAGGGGTGTCAGGTTGAACCCCTCTAGTGTGGGGAATAACCTCCACCCGAACAACAGTTTCACGAAGACCAAGGACCATTTGTTGGACACGCTGCATTAACGGCCATAGACCCGCCCGTGTGGCATATCCCTCACGACCAACCAAAGACGAAATGTCATTTCCTCCAGCTGTGACCGTTGGGCTATCCGTATAGAGAACAGACAATTGGCGGGTAACCTGTTCGAACGGGTTAGAGCTCAGGTCCGAAGGGCCCCAAGATTCTCGCCTGTCTGGGCTTAGGTGGCGTGCCAATTCGTCTTCCAAGTCTTGGTCCCAAGCTCCTGTCAACATGCGTTTTCGAAGACTTGTGAATTCCCAACGCTTTTGGTCTAGGTTGTTTGGTGCGACTGGTTTGGTTGGATAGGTATAAGTAAGCATTAATACATCCTGATTCTAGCGGGTGGCGTAAATCGTTGGTGGACGACAGGTAGGATACAATAGCGAAGGGCATCGACTGAGTGCCCATGGGGGTCCGTCGACTTTTGCGAAGAAGTTCGCTTGAATGTATAGCGTTGTAAGGACTGAATCAATTGGGAACATTCAGGTCTCACATAAAAGTGATTTTTGGCCATGATGCTATATAGCACACTAGAACCGTAATACACCGAACTTTTGAATTTAAGCGCTGTACGAATGGTAAAAGGAAGACCCCTTGGTGGAAGGTTCAACACCCGTTCGAATGCTCTCATCAACATCCCGTTGGACATTTTGAATCCAGTTTGACCACGACCCGCATAATGTGCCCCATCCCCAGTCCATGAACACATTGAAGGGTCGACATGGTGGCGCTTCAACATTTCCAATATTCCCCGGACATGGTGTTCGGCACTCGAAGCCCCTCCAGTGTATTCCCCAAGGACATAGACCTTCGGTTCTTGATAGTCGGTCATGTCCACAGCTGCAAGGACTGCGACTTGGCTGTTCGGCTGGCTTCCGTGGTCGATACCGACTGCGAATTTGTAGTCCCCACCATTTGGAACGGGAGCTCCGCTTATCATTGAAGGGTCGAAGTTGTCGAAGATAAGCTGTTTCGGGTCGATTCCAACATCCCACGACCCGTTCAATCTGGCTTCCCTGTCGATTGGAAGGTAGGTGGACGCTATATTGTCGATTTGGGCCTGACTTAATAGGGGATCACAATCCAAGGGGGTCGTGTCTTCGACGGTTAGGGGGGCTCGGTGACATGAAATTCTATTGTCTTCAACCATTCGTCGAAGATAGCTGACATCTTCCCCCACGGGTGTCATGGTTATGGCGATTGTGCCGGTCTTACCTCCAGCTCCACCCCTAAGAACACGGGCGGCAAGTTCACCCCAAACAGCTTCGGGGATTGGCTCGTCTATTGCCACGAACCCAATCGAAGCCGAAGCTAGACCAAGTCCCTGTTGGGCTGTCTTGATTCGAATAATCGAACCGTTCTTAAATCGAACGATTGGAACTTGACCCCGAAAACCCTTTCCAGGAATGAACACACAATCGTCCATCAACATCCCCTCGGGTATCATTTCGAACAGCTTTTCCTGAATGGTTCGGCTCTGGTCGTGGCTATGGGTGATAAGCCACGATTCGTTAGGGGCTGGGTCCGTCTTTAAGTATGGATGACAGTCAAGCGCACGATATAAAAGCTCCATGACTGAACACCTTGTCTTCCCCACTTGGTTCCCACCCAATAGAAGTTTGATTGGGCTTGGGTCTTTGAGGAACGCCAATTGGGGGGGTGTTGGTCTGAAGTAGGACAACGGATTGATAGCCGCCCTACGCTTCAGCTGGAGAACTTGACGGGTTAGGTCAATCATTTTTTATCGTCCTTTCCATTTCGACTATCGAACACCCCAGCCATAGCCGACCCTAACATCCCAGTGAGAACCAACAGGATTCGTTCAAACATAGCCAACGATTCAAGTTCATATTGGCCACTGTTCCACCCAATAACCACCAAGACAGCCAAAAGAACAATTAGACCGACAGTCCCACCAAAGATTTGTCGAAGGAGCGTGACTTGGGCGCTTAGCTTTTGCTGTCGGTGAAGGTTGTCTTCGGCTATCGCCTTGGCTTGCTCGGCTTCTTCTCTCAGTTGTTCGGCTTGCTCTTTTGCAGCTGCCATTTCTAACATGGCCGTTTCTAGTTTCGCCTTTTCGTCTTGTTCTTTCCTTCGGTCCTGAAAGATAGCCACGAAATAACGCTCGGTTGAGTTCTTGACATCGGCCACATTTGCCAACACGGGAATTTTTTCGCCTGACTGGGTCATGGCTTCCAGTTCTCGCCATTGTCCCATTATCGAACTCTTATGAATTATCCCTTCCCTTTTCGCCATGTGTTTTCCGATATGGCTGTCGTGATGTTCTGCATATTTGGAAGGCATAAGCGCCTTAACATCCAAACCAACCATGGCTTGGGACGATGGATAGCCGAAAATCGTAGCTGCTGGATTGTTGGCAAGTACAACCCTTAAGCTAGACTGTCCATCATGTTCACAAATCACCATAGCCACCATTAAACGGTCGCTTAAGGTCTCCAGTACTTCGATAACCTTCATTTGTCTATTTCGGTGACTTGCATAATTGAGAATACGATTTGTTCAAGTTCTTCTTGTGTGAAAAACTTCTTCTCTGCTAAATCGAACAATAACATACAAAGAGCTTCGGCTTGGGTTTGGACATCTATCTTCATTAAGTCAGCATACATTCGAAAATGTGCGTACAATAAACCGACTTGTTCGGGTTGGTCTTCCATCATAGTCTCCTATCGAATAGCTCGACGCATTCTTTGTAAGCGTCCCCAAGTTTGGAACACTCTTTCAATATGACAAGTTTGTTCTGGATGTTGGATATTTGTTCACATTCTCCCCCACTTGTCTTCGAATCGATTCCCCTGGTTGTCATTCGACAGAACATTTCTCGACATAACAAGTCCCCATTCGTGGCGATATAGTCCAAACTGCATGGGACCTTCAACAAGTCGGGCTCCGTTAGGTTCTCGCTGGGCTTGTGAAGGGCTATGGTTGACTTGA